GCTTCATCATAGGCTAAAGCTATCATCAAGTCTTCATTGGCTACATTGGGAAGGGAAGCAGCATCGGTGTAGAGTTCTGGCATAGGGCGAGTACACTCCAAGTAGAGAGTGATAGAGGAGTCTATGGCAGGACTAATGATGAGAGTAAAGGCTACTCCATCCTGTCTAATATCCCACCAACGACCAGAACCAGCCCAGGATATATCTATACTTGAACCAGAAGGATAGTAGCGGAGATCAGCAACTTGGGCTTTGTCTACTAGCCAAGGCAGACTGTCAAGACTATACTCGTACTGGCCTGCTACTCCCACTGCAGGCACCCGCTCTACATAGTGGGATCGCTTGACTCCCCTGTTGATAGCATCGTTCCAGACTACAGGGTCCGTCATCCAATGCCATTCGACCTCATCACCTGCAGTTAGACCTGCTCCAACAGGAACTTCCACATCAAAGGAGCCACCAGTGGGAGAGGCGGACTTGACTAAACAGTTTACTCCAGCATAGGTTCCGGTAGTTATTCGGAGCCAAGTACCCTTGCCTCTATCAGCTCTGAACTGAGAGGCCTTGACACGGTAGTCCAGGGTCAGGATGGTGTCAGTGTCACCTCCTGTTGCTGCAGCAAACACCAGACCAGCTCCATATTTGGCAAGGGCACCCTGCCTTATCCTTAGCCGCGTAGTACCCTCCACTCGGAAAGGGTCGGAGAGAGCGCTTTCTGCCAGGGAGACTGTGTGGTAGAAGGAATACTTGTACCACTTGTTGAGGTCGCCGCCGGAGTCGTCATAGGAGTAGTAGTAGGTGTCAGCTACTAGGGTTATGGTACCCTGGACAACATACGAGCCTGCTAGAGTGTCCGACCTGTACACACGGATGACGTTGTAGGTGGCTATCTTGGTGTCTATGTCTTCTACTGTGAACCTAAGTGTGACAGCCATGTTATACCTCCTCTACTCAAACTTTTGTTCACCAGAAGCAGGAGTAATAATTTCCTGAGTCGCTGAGCCTAAACTTGGTTCGCCTGACTTGGCAAGTCCTGGGTTGGGGCCACCTGCTCCCACTACCGATATCCCAATCTGGAACTCGAAGAGGGACTGCCAACGGTTGTTGGAACCAGACAGTATCTTAATGTAACGGCCTGCCCTGCTAAATGCACCACTCTCTACCCAAGGTAGAGAACCTACCATTGAACCTACCCAGACAGCAGTGCCCCAATCGGCAGGGTTGTCGCTAACAAAGATGGAAACAGACACGTTATAGCCAAAGGGTATGCCACCCTGATATAGACGCAATTTGGAAATGGTCTTAGTGGAACCTAAGTCACAGGCAAGCCAGTGGTAACAAGTGACATTGTGGAACCATAGTGTGCCCACATTTCCATCTATGGTATTGATAGCAAGGTATGGAGAGGCTTCTCCACACTTGCTGTGGATGGCAATAGGAGTCTGCCACTCTATCGCCTCTGCTGGCCCTAGCCCTCGAAGTGCTTTACCTGTGGAGGCTACTGGCTCAGCCTTAGCATGACCTATAGCTTTACGGGTCATCGCAGCTACCATCCATTGGGGGAACTTGTCTCCTGGCCGATACATTACCTGGAGCTAGGCCATGACGAAGTAGGAAATTGGTAAAGATAGAGGCTGATGAGGACACAAAGGCGGAGAGAGTTTGGTAGTAGAGTATGCCTCCTGTTTTAATCGCAGCGAGGTATGGAGTAGAGGATACTACAGCAGCCAGAGTATGTGAGACCTTTCGAGTAAATGTTACGGTACTAGATGAGACCACAGATAGGACTTTGCCAGCACTCCTAGTTACAGAAGCTACAGACACCACAGGCGTTGCAGCCATCTGCTTTAGGACTTGCTTGATTATGCCAGGAACTACAGAAGAGGTTGCGAGCACAGTTTTAGCCACTGACCTGACCATAGACGAAGTGCTGGTAGAGGTTACAGGTAGAGTCTTGGCTGCTGCCTTGACTATGAGAGGAATACCAGAGGGAGTTGTTAGTAGGACTTTACCAGCTTGCCTAACCATTGCAGCTACGGATGCCGAAGTTGGCAATAGTATCTTTCGGGCTGACTTGACCACTACAGGGCTTCCTGTGGATACCACTGAGAAAGGCTTGTTGGCTTTCTTGATCACACTGGGAGCGCCACTAGAGATAGCAAGGAGTATCTTACGAGGAGACTTTATCAGGGACGAGGCACCTGCAGAAGTAGCGGGCACTATCTTTCTAGGAGACTTGACTATGGATGGAGTCCCTGCCGATGTAGCTGACACAGCTTGGTAGTAGGTGGTGCCTCCCGCCCACTCGACCTCGACATACCACTTAAGGGATGGGGTGACGGAGGAGTGCTTGCACGAAAAGTACCAGGCCGTGCTCGCCTGGTCGCCGACCCAGATGAGGGCGTTCAGGTCGCGGGTGTGGTTGGTGATGGCGTCCTTGATGAGGTCGGTGATGTCCACGCTGAACCAGCCAGTAGTGGCTGGGCCTGCGAAGTCAGCCTGTGGGGTGGAGTAGTCCCCAAAGAGAGTCGCCCACGCAGCGCCGCTGTGCTGGTAGCAGGTGTAGTCAAGCGAGGGTCCCAGGCCATGCGTGTAGTAGTCGTACCAGTCGTACTGGGTGACACGGGCGAGGTGGTAGGTCAGGCCTTCGGGGCTGCCGACCCGAGAGTAGCAATAGAGCCAGAGCTTGGCCCAGCTCACGTCGGCGGCGACCTTGCCCTCGTCGGGGAGGGTGAGGTGGAAGATGGGGCGGTAGACGAAGTCCGACTTAGTTAGGCCTGGTGTGCCCACCTCCAGGATGCCGAGGTGGGAGCCGTACTTGTTGTGGGCGTCGGCTGTGTTTTTGACGATCTCATGCTCGTGGTCGCCAGGGTCGGCGGCGGGGTAGTAGGTGCTGCTCATTAGGGAGTTCCTGTCAGAGCGGTGCTAATGTGGGCGTAGGTGGCGGCAACGTCGCCCTCATAGTGGAATTGGTCGCCACAATCTAGTATTACGTCGGGCAGCACCAGTTGGGCATAGGCGATGGCCTCCCGGTCTTCCTTGCTAGCCTGAGCATGCCACCTGCCCTTCATGCCAAGGGCTGGCCCCATAAGAAGGGCAAGGGTGTGGGTGTAAGCCAGCCTATCAGATGGTGAGAGCGCCTTGCTCACAATCGCGCCCACAAAGCCAGCATCCATGCCGCCCTCCACCTGAATGTCGACCCAGTGAATGAAGCCGACGAGTACCTTGTTCTCGAAGGCCAGCATGATGTGAACGTGGTCACCGGCGGCGAGGTTGGCTTTCAGACTGTCCAACGTCCATATTGGCCAGTCGTATCCCTCTGCCCTCTGGAAGGCGGCGATGGCCTTGGCGTCCTTGACGGTGGCACGGCGCAGGGCTAGAGCCATCTTGCTCCTTAGCTAAAGGTACACTTGATGGTAAACTGGATGCTGTCACCTATTGCCAAGTTGATGTCTGAAAAGTCACCCTTGACGAACAGGGTGCCAGCAGATGCGTCGGTGAACAGACCAGCATTTTTAACAACCCTGGCAGCGGTGGCAGTGATTGTGCCCACTACCTGATAAGTGTCGTTGGTCGTTGTGACTGTCTGTTGGGTGCTAGTGCCCACCACGCGAGACTCAGCCTCAGTAAAGAGTGTGGTATCGGTGGCAGCGGTGGTGCCTGTACCTACTCCCAGAGCAACATGGTGAGGCTCAGTAGCACCACCACCAAGTATAAATCCAGTAACCAAAGCCTTGCCTACGTTAACCAGTAGAGTTGCCATGTCGCCTCCTAACTAGCCACAGGAGCCTGTTCCGTATGCGATACTGGATACGCTTCCTCCAGCTCTTGTTCCAGTAGCTAATAGTGCCTAGGTCTTCCCTGGTGCCATCAGCACGGATGACCACAGCGGACATTTCTATTGCACTCAGGTCTCCTGTGGCTTGCATCTTCATCTACTTACCCTTAGCTCCCTTCTTTCCCTTACCCTTCTTCTTGCCCATATCGCCTCCTTATGGAGCACAGGTCAACGCGCACTCAGGACCAGTTCCCTGGCACGGCTTGAGGTAACGATTGTCGGGGCACAGGAACGGCATGGACTCTCTGGGCATCTCGTTGCCGCCCTTGTAACCATACACACCATTGCCAAGATAGACCTTCTTCTGCTCTGTAACTACCTTCACATCATAGGTGCCATCAGCACGAATCTCTACGTCAATGCCTGTGTTGTAGATGACGCCAGGAAGCTCAGGTAGAGCAACAGAAGTAAACTCTTCTCCATCCCAGGCCAAGTCAATGGCCAGCGGAGACTTGTAGCTGGCCTTGTCAAAGTGGACAAGGACGTTGCCAGCCTCAGTTGCGCTCACTTCCGTTGGTTCAATAACACCACTTAGGATACCTCCAACCCCATGCACCCTCACTGTCATGGATTCTGTGGCCGCAGGGATTAGGTTTGGGGGACCTTCTGAGCCCTTCTGCACAACCGAGACTGTCCAGGCTCCACTGACCGCTGCCATAGCAAGCAGACCAACAACTATTAAGCCGTTGCCAATCCAGGTTCGCATAGCTGCCTCCTATCTCAATGGTGTTCCTGTGATAGCCCTCAGGATAATGTTGATGAAGATTAGGAATCCAGAGACTATCACACCTTGGACGGCTGGGTCTACTGGGAGGGTCTGGCCTGACACACTTTGGGATATGGCTACGACGAAGGTAGTCGCGGCCACTATCATGTTGGTCCAGATTGTCTTGGACTGATACCAGGGCTTCATTGTTTTGCCTCCTATCTAATGCCTATCAGCACACCTAGAACACTGAACCCGCCTGCAACCAACACAAACATGATGGTACAGGCCAGTGTCAACTTCTGTTCTAGCCCTTCTAGGCGTGACTCAATGGTAGGTATAGTAGTCGTGAACAAAGTCCACAACCTCTCCTCGTCAATGTCAACATTGATCTCTTTACCAGGATTGTCCATTGTGATCCTGATGTGTGCCATACTCATCTGGTTACCTTGGTGTCACCTTGTGCTCAAGCAGGAACTCGGCTAGAACGGCGACTTTGGCCTCCAGTCTCTCAAAGGCATTTCCATTGATCTGAGAGGCTGCTTTGAGCTTTTCCTGCAGTTCCTTCTTAGTCATCTTAGCCTCCTTATGGCGTCGCTGGTGCTACCATGTAGTAGACTGTGACCACGACTTTGCCTGTGGTGGGGTCGGCCAGAAGCGGGCCTGATGTGTAGTTGTAGTAGATGAGGATGTCGCGGGCACCTGCTACGACTATCTTGGCGTCGGCCCCCAGAGTGGGGTTCTTCACTCCGATACTGGTGATGTCCAGGGTGGTGACGTAGGCATCATGGTCGCTGTCCCAGCCTACCTGTATCATGTCGTCGGCAGACTCGGAGTTGGCTGCTTCCGACACCCACACATCTATGTCTGTGATGATGTGGTTGGCGGGCAGGGTGCAGATGGGGATGTTCAGGACGCCTGCTAGGGCCTCAACCTCGTCACAGTCCAGCCAAGCACTCTGGGCATAGAGGGGTGTGGCCCCCCGAAGCAGCACCTCAGTAGGAGCAAGGTGAACCCCACCTATCTTGGTCTTGTGCTCAACCATGTTCGTTCCTCCTATAGGTGCCTTATGGGGTTGCGGGAGCTACGAAGTAGTAGATCGTCACCAGGGCTTCGCCAGTCGAGGGAGCGGTGCTGGTGTAGGTCAGGTAGACGATGACATCCCTGGTAGTGGCGTCTACGGTCTTGGCTGTGTCGCCCAGGACGGGAGTCTTGACGCCTGTGGCCGTCACAGTCAGAGCAGCCATATAAGCGTTGTGGTCGGAGGCGTAGCCGACCTCTAGGGCGTCATCCAGGCCAGCAGCGTTGAAGGCTTCGTGCACCCATACGTCTAGGCCGAAGACCAGGGCGTTGGCTGGGAGGGTGCATAGGGCCTTGGTAGCGTCGGCGTGAGTGACCCAAACTCGCTGGGCGTAGACAGGGGTTGCTCCCCTGACCAGCATCTCGGTGGGAGCTACAGGAACTCCCGTTACATTGGTCATGTGTTCCATTGTTTACTCCTCCACTATGGTCGCGGTGGTGCGACCTGCAAGAAAATCTGCACCAGGGCCTCTCCCGTTGTGGGAGTGGTGCCTGTGTAGATGATCCACATCAGGTTGTCCACTTCTGCTGAGACAACTCCCAACCTGATACCAGCTTTAAGAGTCTTGGCTCCTATAGAGCCTACATCTACATCGAGAGAGTAGGCAGCTGGTTCTGGACTGGCGTTCCATAAGCCTCCTGTGCTTATCAGGTTGGTGTCACCTGCATTGAAAGCCTCCTCAACATATATTCGGACTTCGGTGACTAGGGAATGGTGAGGAAGACTTCCAATAACAACACCTGCGGCTGCATCAGCATGAGTGAACCAGCATTCGAGGACCTGGGTTTCTCCAGCCAGGGTTGTAGTATCTACCCATGCTCCATCCTTCCAGTACTTAGCTATGCCCTTGTGGGAGCCGAAGATGTTTACTCCCCCCGCATCGGTGTCAAAGTCCAGGAGAGAAATGCCATCGTAGTCAGTAGCACTGATGACGTAATCTACACCATTGTAGTTTATCCTAGTGCTTCTCCCCATTCCCTCCAGAGTGACATAGACACCTCCAGCATTGGGGAAGATGAGGGGTGCGCTGAACTGGAAGATTCCCTCTGACATCTTGACCTTTCCACCGATGTGAACTAGGTCCTTGATGGCTGCAAGGATTTCTCCCTCATCAGCTACTCCGTCGCAAACATAGTCAGCCTGTTCCCTAGAGGAGGCAAGAGCATCGCGAGATGCAACCATGAGAGTGCAACCTCTGGTAACGAGATGTGACAGTTTAGGTACACTGACCCCTAGTGTGCCCTGACCTTCCAAAGTTTGTCTGGGCATACTATTCTCCTTTCTTAGTCAATCATGCAGGCACCAACAGAGTAAGTAGCAGAGTTAGTGTTGGCGTGAGCTACGCTTACTCTCCAGGTCTTGGGTAGAGGATAACCTATTGTCTTCAAGACTCCCGCTGCGTCTGCTGCACCTACACCAGGGTAGACAATGTAGGACGTGGTGACTGCGGTTGTTACGGCTATGGCAGTCAGGAGAACTACCCAAGTCCCGCTGGCGTAGTCATAGTACTCTATAGTTAGGACAAGGCTAGGTGTAGATGTCACAGCGGAGACAGCAAGGGTAACAATCACTCCCCTATGCTGTATGTTGTCCTGGACATCGCTGCTATAGGTCTGCTGTAAAGCTCTGGCAGCGCTGGGAAAGAGTGTAACCTCTTTCACTTGCGGCCTCCCTTCTTGTGAGTCTTGGCATGGGTCTTGGATTCTTTGTCTAGGCCAGCAGCTTGTCGGGTAGTCTTAGGCACCATACCATGCTCGACTCCTCTTAGTAGACGCATTTGAGCATCGGCCTTGCCACTGGTAGTGCCTCTAGCATGGACCTCTCCAGTGTCCTTGTTGACTACGTTGTACTTGCCGTGGCCGACTGAAACCTTCTCGTAAGGCATTGTTGTCCTCCAACTGGTGGTGGGAAGCTCTGGCCTGGACTTCCCACCACCAGCATTATCCTTATGCTCCTGTGACTACTCCAAGCTCCTCGACGCCTCGGCGGGTGGTAGCAGTGAAGATGCCGATGGTGCCAGTAGGACCAAGGTCACCAGCAGGACCTGCCAGGGACACCAGAGGCTCCAGGACAGCCCACAGGATTTCGTCGCTGACTGTGCCACCAACAGTTCCATAGAGGCGAACCCAAACAATGTCCTTACCCAAGGCAACGGTTGTCTTGGCAGGATCAGGCCTGGGGACCCAGACAGGTCGGGCTATCTCCATGTTGTCCTCAGTGGCCCCCACACGAGGGAACCTTCCTATGTTGTAATAGGTAGTTCCGCCATCCAGAGAAGCCTCAATGGTGACATCATAGGTGGGAGAGGAACCTGTCCCAAGGACACCGAACTTGATGCGGGCCAGGGCATAGAAGCCTCCCGTACACTGTACCGCAGCTCCTATGATACCACTAGCTGTTTTGGTTTCAGTAGTGGCGCGGAACACCAGATTCTTGTCTCTAGCCATTTTTTCCTCCTATACTTTCGTTGGGAATAGGTTTGGGTCAGGTCCAGCCACAGAACTATCCGCCATGATAGAGGCGGGCTCGCGATCCTTCTCCAGCTTGTAGCCCTCTAGAATCCAACCAAGGTCTGGGTGGTAGTAGTCCATGTGCTTTGCCTTGGCCTCCTCTAGAGTCAAAGCCACAGGCCTTCGCTGGATGCGAGTGTCTCCATCAGGGTAGGCAATCTCCTTCTCACGGATGTAGCCTTCGGAGACTTTCTTGACCCCTGGCGGTAGTTCCTTAGTCATACCAGACCCTCCTTTACTAAGTAGCCATGATCCCGTAGAGTCGAGCGGCAGACCTGGGGTGCTTCACCACCATACCACAGTACCACTCGATGCGCCCCAAGTGTCCAGGTAGAGCCTGAATCTCTCCGAAGTCCTTGACAGACGGTAGAGGAGAGTTCTGGATACCTGAGACAAAATCGGAACCGAACCTGACACAGTAGATAGAGGC